CACGACTGGTTCGAATGTTGACGGATCAAGGACAACACCAGAACTCATCAAAGGAATATATGGGCAATAGAACGCGGCTGCGTCTGTCTCGCTTGAACCTTTGTAACCGACTAGCACAGGAATGTTGTCAGCAGCATAACTGTCAACGAACACACGCATTGCACCGTTCAATGTACCAACGAACTTGGTGTTTGTTGGGGCTTCGAATGTGCCTTCTGTTGTGCGAGCAAAAGCAGAAGTTGTAGCACTCTGAAGAACTGTCAAGCTAGCAGAACTAACAACGGCCCAGTTACCAGCACCACGACGGGTACGCTGTGCAATCAAGTTAGCAACACGGTTGATTAGAACAGCTAGAGCAGCGTGTTCGTCACCAACGTATGTAGCTGTACCAGATACTGTAGCTTGGTTGTATGTATACTCTGTAGAAGCAAGAGTACGGAGTGACAAGAGGATCTCTTGGTCGATCTCAGCAGTGATCTCTTGTGCTAGAGCAGCCATGATTTCTGCTTCAACGTCAATACCATGCTGGCTTTGAGCGTCTTGTGCAGCTTCGAATGTCCAACGTGCCTGTAACTTGCGTGACTTAGCTTCAACAGCCTGTCTTAAGATTTGCACGGAAATTTGCTTACCGCCATTACCTTCTAATGCTGCTGTATCGTTAGCAGTATAGTAGCTAGTAGAAGTAGCATCACCTTTAACTCTTGAGTAAGCCTGTGCAATTAAGAATGGGCTTAATGCTTCCTGACCAGCTGTTACGCTTGTCTGAGCAGCAGAGTTATCAGTTAATGACTGAGCATAACGGACACGTAGTGTATGGATCTGACCAACTGGGCCAGTCATTGGCTGAACACCAACCAACTCGTTAGCGATAACTGTTGGCATAACACGACGGATAACTGGAAGAATCACACGGTTTAATGTAGCGATATTGCCAGCTGTAGTTGTACCTGCGGTACTTTCAGCAAGTAGTTGCTTTTTGGTGTTTTCTAAGATAACACCCATTGTTGAGCGGCGAGTGCCTTTTAAGCCTTCTAACAGAGCTTCCTTGGTCTCGTCCCAACGGCTTTCTAATAGAACTTTTGACATTTTTATTTTCTCCTAATCTATGTCTTAAATTAAAGCCCTGCCAGACGCTTGATATCAATCACGTTATCACGCTCTTGGGTATCAATAATATCTTTTTTGGCAGATTTATCACCTGTCACTTCACTAATCATTTTTGATTCTGTAATTGTCTGCTTAGTAGCTTTCTTTTCAGAACCACTGTTTAGTACAGCCGGTAGATACTTTTCAAAAGCATTCTGTAACCTTGGGGTTTGAACGCTTTCTAATAAAGATAGCATTACCTTAGCCTTTTCTTCGTTCAATGGAGCAAGTAAATCACTCATTGTTTTTTCACGAAGATTAGATTCTTTGATAATACGCACTTCTTTCTCTTTGCTCTCAACTAACTGTTTAGCCTGTGAGATTAAACTCATAGACTCGGCTAGTTTTTGATCTTTCTCTTTTAACGCAGCCATTAACTTGCGTGTCTCAGCTTTTTCATTTAAATGAGTAACTGAAAACTCGCTAGCGAACGATTCAAATATTCTGCGACCGAAATTGTTTTCACGGGCGGCTTGAATATCTTCTTTAAGCTGGCTTAGTTCACCTTTAAGATGTTTAGTAACAACAGCATTCATTCTCTTAGCACTTTCTGTGACAAATTTTGCCTTTAGTGCTTCAAGTTGTTTGCGTCCTTCTGCAACTAATTTAACCTTAGCTTCAACAACTGCTTTCTTGTCCTGTGAGAATTCTTTGATTTCACGGGCAAGTGCATGAACAATAAATTGCTCTAGCTTTTGCTGACTTTCCTGCTGAATCTTGCGATCACTACGCAATTCTTTGATTTCTTCGGCTAGTTTAGTAACCATGAAATCATTGAATTTTGATGCGCTTTCACGAAGTTTCACTTGGCTTTTTACACGGTCTTCGTTCATTGCTTTTCTTTCATTATGAAATTCTTGAATTTCTTCTGAAAGATTGTCTGTTACCATACGATCAAGGGCTTCAACCATAACGCTTCTGTCATGCTCATACTTTTGTGCAAACTCTTCTCTAAGTTCTGCACGAACCTGTTCACGAGCCTCATTCAACTTGGATTCCCAGGCTTCATTAATCTGTTGCCCTACGTCTTCATTAATAAGTCCGCTCTCAAGTAATGGTTTGATTATTTCCAATGTCATTGGACATCCCCTTATTTAATTTTGAGATCCTTGATGAGGCGTATGACTTCCTCTTTCAAGAATTTCTCTACTTTTTTGTCGCCTTTAGCGTCTTTTACAATACTCAACAATCTATGACCATGCTTCATGTTCATTATGCCTTCATAAATTGCCTTTGGATATGCATTAGGTGCGCTTGGTTGAGCGACAATATCTACTGTGACTATTTCAAAGTCACTTACTTTGCCGTCCATGTCGTTTACATTACCTGATCCACGACTTGATACGCCTAGTTTCACACCACTCTCCAACATAGTCTTTACTAACTGACCCATTGGAGTTGGTAATATTTTTAGTTTTCCGAATCCATTAGCTCCGTCCATCCACATACTAGTAATCATATGTGACACACGGTCTAAATTAATTTTGAGGTCATCAGGGTGATCTACTTCACCTAGAACTGAATGACCATCTGAAATTTGCTCATTAAGAGTTTGCACGGCATTTTCAATTTCAGACACGGGGTAAATGCGTTCATTAGCATTTTTAACCCCGCCCTGAATGAAAATTCCCTTCATGTATAGGGACTTTCCGTTAGCGTCATCTAACGACTCGACCACCATTCCTGCGCGGTCAAATGTTAAATGTTCTTTGAGATAAGCCATTTCTCTCAGATTCTCTTAGATTCTTCTTCTAGCAGGTTTTCTGCTTTCCATAACGCTCTTGTCGTTCTGTTGAACAGAACCACCGGCGCCAGCTTCTTTACCTTGTGGGGTCTTGTGACCAAAACCGCCTGGCACTTTTTCTTTGAATGATGACTTGCCTGCATCTTGTCCTGGTGTGTTTTTAAACTGACCAGCACCCTTTACAGTTGTCTCACCCTTAGAACCGTAGTTGCTAGGAGCTTTAGGACTTGTTGGAACTGTCTCAGATGCACCAGAGAACTTTACTGGCTTGCTGTCCATTCCTGCTTGTCCACTGTTTTGTAGACCTGGGCTCTTTGTTTGTGCGCCATTGTCGCCGCCGATTTTAGAACCGTAAAGACCTGGAACATTCTTTAATTGAATTGCTTCCATCATTTCTTCAGCACCTTCTTCTTCATCGTCAAATTCTTCTTCGCCTTCTTCATCACCCGTCATTTCTTCTTCGTCGCCGAAATCTTCTTCGTCGCCCATACCATCGTCATCACCGCCCATGATCTTTTCAAAATCAGCCATTAACTGGTCTAATTTGTCTTCAATGCGAATAACCGCATCTTCAACTTCATCATCAGCTTCTTCATCATGCATATCGTCAGAACTAATGTCAATGACTTCTTCTTCGTCATCGAATCCAATATCATCTTCATCTTCTGTCATACCACCAGCTTCTTCTGCGCTGATTTCGTCCATTAGATCGCCGACTTGACCTCCCATGCCTTCTTCACCCATCATTTCGTCGTCCATGATAGATTCGTAGATTTCACGGGATTTTTCTACTACGATATCGTGAAATAATTCACGGGCTTGTTCTTCATTCTCATTGATAATCAAATCAATAAGTTGTTCAAATTTTCTATGATCCATTATTGTTCTCCTGAAGTGAAATGGCTTTGTAATAATTATTTAGTGGGTATACCAAAAAACAGCTTATTAACTACTGTTTTTTTACGTTTTTGTAAAATATATACAAAATTATAGGGTAGGAGCTGCTGCTTCTGCCTTAGGTCCGTATTGATCGTGGACTTTTTTTAGATGTTGTTTCTTTTCGTAGTTTCTTACATCAAGCATTTTTCTTAATTTTCTTATTTGCTTTAATGTAAGTTTAGTTTTTCTAGATTGTTTCCAAATAGGTTT